CAGATGATTCAATTGGATTGACCAATGGTATTGCTTTAATTTTTGTTGGTGAAATTAAAGTATCTACTGAACCTAAAAACTCACACTCAAACTCCTGCTGGAATTGTTCAGGTGATGTATTTCTTATTGTCTCTTCTTTCCATTTTTCGTCTCTACCAGGCACTTCACTCCAATGTACCTCTATTGGTGTATAATCATTTCTTTTATTTACACTATCTGTCCATAATTTATAGTACATATTCATTCCGTGTGGAGTAGAAACAATAATCATTTTTGTTGTTTTACCAGATGAAATTGTGGGGAAAACTGAACTAAAAAATTGTTCGGCAATATTAGCAGGTACGAAAGCAAACTCATCAAGAAATATTATATTATATGAACCACCTCGGATAGCACTTGAAGATGTAGCAGCCGCTACAATGGTTGATTTATTTTCTAATTCAATACTACCTTTGTTCCAATTTAAAACACCTTGTTGTAACCAAGGTGGTAAGTTTTCATAAGCAAGTTGTAATCTTCCCAATATATCTCTAGCAGTTGAAGATTTATTGGCAAGAATAGCCACGTTAGAATTAGGATTAAATATTGCATAATGTAATAGATAAGATATAATAGTAGTTGACTTACCTGATTGTCTAGGTAATTTTGCAATTGTAAATCTTTCATTATGAATCGTACCAACTATTTCTTTTTGAAAATCATACATATGAAAAGGTACAAGACCTTCGTCAAGTGAAACTATCTTTAAATAGTTTTGTATAAAATAAATTGGATCTTTCTGGCACTTCTGAAATTCCAAAATGTTTTCTTTTGTGAACTCCTGAACTACGCCAGCCTTTTTTAAATTAGGATTTCCTAGATATGCGTCTTTACTCATTGTTTTGTATCCCAAAAATTAAAATTTATTACTTCTCTAAATGGATGGTCTTTTGGATGGTTACCACTATGCATAATATTAGGCCTCATATAAACGGCTCTACCTTTTTTAAATGGGATTCTTTCTATTTCATTATTATCATCATCAAATAAAACCGTGTCTCCATCGGAATTATTTAGGTGTACTATACAAATTTTCAAGTGTGCTTTCTCTTCAGGTTCTACATCACAATGAGGAGTATTATAACCTCCTTCAATAATTTTTTCTGATTTAAGTTGTAAATTTAGTTTTACTCTATATGATTTTACTATTCCTAAATCTTCTGCAATAGGTCCTACTATTCTATTCACATATGGAGAAACAATTTTGGCGTGACCAACCAACATATGAAAAAATTGTATGTCTTCATACATCTTTGGATATTCCATTCTAATTGGTTGAGCGTCAATAGAAATACCAGGTTTAAATACCGTACCATAAGAGGCAAGAAACCAAGGAAAGTCATCATTATGAATTGTGGTATATTCAATAGCTTTAAGTCTCTTATCGTCTATTATACCATCTTTGACAATAAATTTGTCTTTAGATAAATCAATCATTGCCTAATGTTTTTTCCTCTCTAAATTCTGGACGTAATTTATGTAAATCTTTTCTATGCGTTGTCATATGTTTTTCTATAAACACATCATTATTTTCTCTATCTTTAATTCTAACCATAGGTACTCTATTTTTTTCAATCTCAACGTCTCTTACAAAAAGGGTCATTGTTAATCTAGATTCTTCTGGTGAGTTCATTACATAATTATTTAATCTATGATGATTTTGTGCGTCATAACCAACAAAACGATTATAAACATTTTTTATATTTACCGTCTCTTCAAATCTTTCGTGAAATTTTTTATGTTCTTCTCTATACTCTTCATCTCCAACTTCAGCGGCTGCTATTCTTTTTTGATAAACTCCAATGCCTTCTCTTGTTTCACCACTTGAATTCTTTTCTTTATGCCATTGTTCTCTAAATTGTTTATGATTGTTGTAAGCTTCCTCTGTATATGCACCTTGCGTGGCCATATAGTTAGCACAATCTTTACCCCTATAAAACGTTCCATCTTTAAAATATCTCCAAGGATAAAATCCCATTCTACGACCATATTTTAAAAAATTACTTTTGTCTGTTGGTTTCATTCTAAACAAAGAAGTTCCAGAATCAAGTCTTGCATTAGGATTTAAATAAACTAAACCAGCAAAATGTACATCACTATCTTGGTGTACCCAACCTTGATTCATTATATCATCTGGATTATTATTGTAAGCAGGTATTTCGTGGAAGTAAATATTACTAAATCCCCATTGGACATTTTGTCTACCTAAATCAAAGTAGGCTGAAAAAACTTTAAGTAATATTTGTTGTGCTAATTGTTGGTCTATTTCGTGAAGAGGTGGTGTTCTAATACCAGGCCATTTTGAATCAGGCGATGGTCCTTTTGGTAGACTTAATGCATAATCTCTAATTATATCCGGATTATCAAAAAAATTATCAACAATAAATGGAAAAAATTGTGTGTTATCGTCTGGCATATCTGGTGCTACCCAGCTGCCACCACCATTTTTATCTAGTTTTATTTTTGTCTGTTTCTGGTCTAACGTTTCGTTCATTCTTTTCACCTTTTAACATTTTTTGTAGCTCTGCTGTAGAACCTACGAATAAAGCATTTTTAATAGTAGCGTTAGTTTTATTTGGAACGTCTTTTAAATCTCTTAATTTCTTTTGTAAGTCTTGTAATTTATCAACCGTTTCGCCAACATTTTTAATTAATATTCCTGCCACTTCGTAAGCTCGTGGGTGTTGCCCCTCTTGAGCGATTTCTAAAATACCATCAATAGCTTTTTGTCCACGATCTATTAAACTATAATAATTTTCTCTACTATAATCGTGGTCACTATCTACTTGATTTTCTTTTTCTATTGGTACAGGAGGTTCCTTTTTTACTTCTGGTAATGTTGAAACTCCTAATATTTCAGACATCTTATCTTCTAATTTACCCATAATATTATATATCCTTTTCCTTATTCACCCTTTTGAGAAAATGTAATAGTAGTTGTAAAACCAAAATCATCATCAGCGTCTGCTGTGGTTGGATTAGGTTCTATTACTATTCTTTCTTCATAAGCTGCTGGTGCTAAATCTGTTGCTATATCCGTTACCGCTTTCTTAATTACACCTTGTTGTGTTATTGGTCCATATAAGTAAGTTTTAGCTGTAAAGTTCATAGTATATATTACTGCTCTACGTGTTTCAAAATTACCTGTATAACTATCTTCATAAGATACCGTATTTAAAATAATTGGTACGTCTCTTTTTAAACTTAATTTTGGTATCATATTAATTGTTACCGTATAATCAGGTTGAAAGAACGGTAAAATTTGTTCTACAATTTGCAAACCATTTTCTGCTGTAGATGTAAATGAATATAAATTATAACTTATATTATATGGAACAGGTGTATAGTTCCACTCTAAAGTCTTTCCATCTTTTACTTGTTTAAATTTTTGAAGTTTATTTAATTTTCTACTTGAGTCATATTCTAATCCTGAAATTTCAAATCCCATTCTAGGTAATACAATAGAAAATTCTCTACTAGTTAAATCTGGTTGTTGGTCTAATCTTACTAAAAATTTTTCTTTAGGTGCATATGCTAAAGGCACACGCATTCTTTTAGTGATAGCACCAGTACTTGATTTGGTTACTACATCTATATTATTAAATATCTGTCCAAATGCAACCGTTAATCTTCTTAAACCTTCGTTATAAAAATAATTTCCAAACATTAATTAATATCTCCAAATGGATTGCTTTCTGTAAAATCTAATATGTCGTCTTCAACGGTTTCAGTATCAAATCCACCAGCAGTATCTAAATCTAAATTGTCTGCATAAGGAGATTGTTCTTGTAATATTTCACCTTCTACAAATTCCTCATTTGTAAGGAAATTAGGTTCACCTGTTGGTTTATCTTGTTCCATTAATATTGATCCTGCTCCTGTACTTTCTTCCGTACCTATTTCTAAACTAAATCTGTAAATTAATTCATTGAGTGAATACTTATCTTCAGCTGCGTCTATAGCAGATACACCAGTATCCAATTTTTCACTTGCGTATTCCCATTTAGTAACCCTTAATTTATATACTGGTAAATTTCCTAATTGATAGAAAGGTTCCTGGTCTTCAACAAATAAAATTTCAAAAAAGGAACCCATTAAAGGCATATAGATTATATCGCCTTCTCTTGGTCTTTGTTCTGTTATTACATTGTTAGCATTGCCAACGTGGTAATCCCAAGTTCTTTTTGCAACACAAAAAGTTGTATCGTCTCTAATTTCTAATCCAAATTTGGAAACTAATTCTTGTTCGCCAGCAAAACCTTCGGTAGTCTGCATATACATTTCAACCATATATGAGTGGTCAAATCGTGAAGATACATCTTCACCTAAAACTAGGTCTCTATTTACTAAAGTTCTTGGTAAGTAATAACAATCGTGTCCGTAGATTTTTAAACTCTCTACTACAATGTCCTCGTAGAGACGTTTCTCTGCGTGGTTTCCAATGCCCTTACCACCTTGAAAGTAATGATTAACTGGCATTTTTTTATCCTATCAAAAAGTCTGGATTAACTTCGTATGTTGATCTTATTTTTGTTTCTAAATGGTCTAAATCTGTCATAGCTTCTTGGAATATTTGTTTACCATTTAGTGAAACTCCACCTATCATAGTAACCCCGTCAAATTTGGACAAATTAGTACCCCATTGTTTTTTAAATAAAGCGGTAACATATCTTTTTAAAAATATGTCGTTGTAAATATCTGTATATGTTTCTGGATCTAATACTCTATAACATTCTATAACCAAATACTCATCAAGAAATAAATCATTTTTCCAATCCATATCAATATATAATTTATTTTCGTGTTCGTTAAATCTTAATGGTTTTTCACCAACTAATATATGGTCCAAGAAATCTAAATGTCTTAAAACTATATCATAATTGATAACAGAAGTAGATGAAAAATCATAAAGGTCATTTAACCTTAATTGGTATCTAACATCAAATAAATTCATATTTGATTTATTAGAAAAAGGAAATATATTGGTAACTGATATAACAGAAGAAGGCATAATTAAATAACCATTACCTTCCGTCCAACTAGTTGTTTCGGAACCTTGCGTACCTGTTGTTGTGGGTTCTGTACCTAAAATTCTATCTTTTTCAGCTTGAGTATATTTGTATTTAAGATAAGTTCTGCTTATACCACCATAGTGATATTGACCAAAATATTGCAACGCTTCATCAATTCTATCTTCTAACTGGTCGTCATCTACGTTTATCTCAATGACAGGTTTACCCAATGCTCTTAAAGCATATTGTTTTAAATTTTCCCTTGTAGCCGGATTAGCCATATATTCTACCTCTTTGTGGTATATTTATAAGATTATTAAGTTATCTTCGGCCAAAGATTGTTTTCATTGAAGATTTTTACGTCTTCCTCTGGTAAACCTAATGATAACATAACCTTTGGAGTATGTGGATTCTGTGCCTGGTGTTCACAATAGAAATTCTGAGCCCTAATCACATCTTCTTTCTTTGAATCGGAGTTGTAATGACTAATCTTATCCAAATAACTATTCAAATTACTTACTGCCAATTCACATATCTGGTTTAATTCTTTAAACTCTCTAATATTAGCAGCCGCTATCATACCTTTACTAAAAATTTCCTTTGCCCAATCAGGCAATTCTCTTGCTTTAGTTGGTTTAAACCACTTGGTTTCTTCTATGAAATACTTTGTTAATGGGTGTTCTTTTAATAATAATGGACTGAAATCGTGAAAACAACCTGTTACCTTATTCTTACCTGCAATAACATCAAATCCATAAATTGGTCCACCATTCTCTAACATTGGAAATAAACATACGTGTGCCATCCAAAGACCTTTAGTTTCTCTGGCGTCCACTACATCTATGTGAGCACGTCTAACACTCATATTAGACCAAGTACGATTCGTCCAACCTGGTTTATTAAATTTTTCCATACCAGGTTCTTTATACTCTGTACAAGTTCTATCTAATACTTCTATAATATCTTTTTCTAATCTAATTAGTCTGTCCCAAATCATACATTTCTCCAAATAATCTTGTTGCGCTATCAAAACAATAATTAGCCTCTGCTACTATATTAACTTGATATACATTTAAATAGTTATTAACAATTTCTCTCACAATTCTTTTATATTCTTTTACCTGATTATGTTTAAACTTATAATATCTATTAGGTCCTGGTGTCTTTCTCATAATCATTTGACCACCAGATAAATCTCCTAAATGCCTAACATAGATATGTGCATATAATTTTTCTGCGTCATCCATTATTGCGTCAAGGTGTTTAATATAATCTTTTGTACTTTCAGTTATAGCAGGTGGTTCTTTACCTTTCCATAATGTTTTATAATCATAATGCAATGCTTCTGCTCTTTGCAATCCTGGTGTTTGATTAAACAAAGAATTGTGCATACCATATTTTTCTAGTGTTGAATAACATTGTAGTTGATTATAAAGATAAGTAGCATACAATTGTTCATCAATCTCACCTGACATTAATATCTTTACAAAGGCTTGTCTTTCAGCATTCTTATGTTTCTCATAAGTTAAATCTTTTATATCATATATCATTTATTATATTTTCCTGTCCATACTTTATTTCGTGTTTCTAAATCGGTGCTATCACCTTTACCCTCCAAACCAATTTGGTTTCTAACGTGTTCAGCTAATGCTTGTTCATAGTTGTCCACATATCT